GAACGATACTTTTGAGAAAGTTATGATGGCTGTAGTTTTAGCCTATTTCGGTGGACGAAGTGGTGAAAAAGCAGCTAGTATATTTAAAAAATAATTAAATTTAATTAAAACCAAAACCAAAATTATGAGTAAAGAATTAAAAATTACAGACGAACAATTACAAAAAGTTCAAGCGCAAGTAAAAGTTAGAGGACAATTAGTAGCTGACATTGGCGCGGCAGAAGCTCAAAAACACGAGCTACTTCATGCTTTAAATAACGTTATGCAGAAAACAAAAGAAACTGCTGATGAGCTAGAAAAAGAGTACGGTAAGATCAATATTAATCTTGAAGACGGTACTTACGAAGTTATTGAAGAAGAAAAAGAAGAAGTAGAAGAAAAATAAATATAATTCCTATGGCTAAGTTAATTAGAAAAATAAGCATAGGAACTGACTATAAAAACGAAGCAATGCATTACTCTGTAGGCCAACAGGTCTACGGAGGACATTGCATATGCGATATATTATTTGATAACAAAGATAATTCATATAATATATTTATAAAAAAAGAGGACGAAGTTATACCATGGAAGAAATTTAATTCTAACATGGCTATATCAATTGAATACAATTTAGAGTATTGATGCAAAGTTTATTTAATTTTATAGTACAACCAAAAAATAAAAGATACGAAAACGAAGTTGATGTTAACGGTAATAAACTTATTGTTAATACAACTATGGACGATCATAAATACGTTAGTAGGATAGGTGTAGTTAAATCAATACCTAAAATTGGTGAAACAAATATTAAAGTTGGTGATGAAGTTATAGTTCATCATAATGTATTTAGAAGATTTTATAATATGAGAGGTGAAGAAAAAAACAGCTCATCATATTTTAAAGAAGATTTATACTTTTGTTATTATGATCAAATATTTTTATACAAACAAAATGGTGAATGGAAGGCACCTTTTGAGTTTTGTTTTGTAAAACCTATTGAAAATAAAAAACAATTTGTAACAGTTCAAAAAGAACGTCCTCGTGTTGGTATACTAAAATATGGTAATAGTTCCTTAGATGCTTTTAAAGTGCACGAGGGAAGCCTTGTAGGGTTTAGCCCAAGCAGCGAATATGAATTTATCATTGAAAATGATAGATTATACCGTATGCGAACTAATGATATTACAATTAAATATGAATACAAAGGAGACGAAGTTGAATATAATCCAAGCTGGGCAAGTGGCTGTGGACGAACTTATTAAAGTTGCTAAAGAACCTATTGTAGACTCAGAAGATGATATAAGTGCTGACAGATTAAAAAATGCTGCGGCTACAAAAAAGCTAGCTATATTCGATGCTTTTGAAATACTTAAACGTATACAAGAAGAAAAAGATATGCTAGAAGATAAACCTAAAAAAGAAGATAAAGAAAAAACTTTTAAAGGTTTTGCTGAAAGGAGGTCTAAATGAAATACGAACAAACTTTAATAAAAGTACTAAAAGACTATGTTAAACCTAAAGTTTTAGCTAGAAACAATAGGTATAAAAAATGGGAGTACGGTTACAATGAAGATCATGACTTTGTAGTTATAAGTAGAACAGGTGAAATAGGTGAAATATATGAAATACAAAATTTAAAAATAGCTTTACCTAAATCAAAAAACATACATAAATTTAAAGAAAACAAGTGGACTAAATTTGATTATCCTGTTGAATTAAAAAAAATTAAAACTGTTTACGATTTTAAACAGTATCCACAAGATTTTAAAGAAAAATGGTATGATTACATCGATAATGAATTTACTCGTAGGGAAGAAGGTTTTTGGTTTTATAACAAAGACGTTCCTACTTACATTAGTGGTACTCATTACATGTACTTGCAGTGGTCTAAGATTGACGTCGGCGCACCAAACTTCCGTGAATCAAATAGATTATTCTTTATTTTCTGGGAAGCTTGTAAGGCAGATTCACGATCCTTTGGGATGTGTTACCTTAAGAATAGGCGGTCCGGGTTTTCTTTTATGGCCTCAGGAGAGGTGGTTAACTTGGCAACCATATCAAGTGACTCCAGGTATGGTATATTATCCAAGTCTGGACCTGATGCGAAGTCCATGTTCACAGATAAGGTGGTACCCATATCGGTTAATTACCCCTTCTTTTTCAAACCGACCCAGGACGGAATGGACCGTCCAAAGACCGAACTTGCCTACCGTGTCCCAGCCACCAAATATACCCGTCGTAAACTTACCTCCACCTCCACCACCACCGACGAAGCCTTACAGGATCTCAAGGGACTGGACACCACTATCGACTGGAAGAATACAGGTGATAACTCCTACGATGGGGAGAAACTCAAACTCCTCGTACACGACGAGTCCGGGAAGTGGGAGCGTCCGAACAACATCCTCAACAACTGGAGGGTTACGAAAACCACATTAAGACTAGGTAGTAGAATAGTTGGTAAATGTATGATGGGCTCAACGTCAAATGCATTAGATAAAGGAGGCGATAATTTTAAAAAACTATATTATGATTCAGATGTTACCAAAAGAAACCGCAACGGACAGACTCGTTCAGGACTCTATAGTTTGTTCATACCTATGGAATGGAACTACGAAGGATACATTGATTCTTATGGATTACCTGTATTCAAAAATCCAGGAGAGAAAGTTTTTGGACCATATGGAGATGAAATTAAAAACGGTGTAATTGATTATTGGCAAAACGAAGTTGAAGGTTTAAAGTCTGATCAAGATGCTTTAAATGAATTTTACAGACAGTTTCCTCGTACAGAACAACATGCTTTTAGAGATGAAACAAAAGAAAGTTTATTTAATCTAACAAAAATATATGAGCAAATAGATTATAACGAAGAAGTTAAAATGTCTGGGCTTGTAACACAAGGTAGTTTCCAATGGCGTAATGGTATAAAAGATACAACTGTAGAATTTATGCCAAGTAATAATGGTAGATTTAAAGTAAGTTGGATACCTGAAACAAATATGCAAAATAGATTTTTTGTTAAAAACGGTGTTAAATATCCTGGTAATGAACACGTTGGTGCGTTTGGTTGTGATAGCTATGATATATCAGGAACAGTTGATAGATCTGGTTCAAATGGAGCTTTACACGGTATAACAAAATTTAGCATGGAAAATGCACCGCCAAATAGAATATTTTTGGAATATATAGCTAGACCACAAACAGCTGAAATATTTTTTGAAGATGTTTTAATGGCTATTGTTTTTTACGGTATGCCAATATTATGTGAAAATAATAAACCTAGACTTTTATATTATTTAAAACGTAGAGGTTATAGAGGGTTTAGTATGAATAGACCTGATAAAGTTTGGAACAAACTATCTGTTGCTGAAAAAGAAATAGGTGGTATACCAAACTCAAGTGAAGATATAAAACAAGCACATGCAGCAGCTATAGAAAGTTATATTGAAAATTATGTAGGAAATTTAGGCGATAATTATGGTGATGTATATTTTCAAAGAACTCTTGAAGACTGGGCAAAATTTAATATAAATAATAGAACTAGATTTGATGCTTCTATTAGTTCAGGATTAGCTTTAATGGCTTGTAATAAAAACCTATATAAACCAACTCAAGAAAGAACAATAAAATCAATTGATCTTGGTATTAAAAAATACGACAACAAAGGAATAAGATCTAAAATAATATAAATAATGAATATTACAAAAGGTACTAAAACCTCTTTCCCTAGCCAAGCAGTTAGTGACGCGGAAAAAATGAGCGCTGAGTATGGTGTTAAAATTGGTAATGCAATTGAACACGAGTGGTTTAATACTACTGGTAGTTCTAATAGACACGCTAATTATAAAAACTCTTTTCACTCTTTAAGACTATATGCTAGAGGAGAGCAGTCTGTACAAAAATATAAAGATGAATTATCTATTAACGGTGATTTATCTTATCTTAATTTAGACTGGAAGCCGGTACCTATTATACCTAAATTCGTAGATATAGTTGTAAACGGTATGGCTGATAGATCTTACGATATTAAAGCTTATTCTCAAGATCCTGCTTCAATACAAGAAAGAACAAACTATGTAGAAAAAATGGCTGTAGAAATGAACTCTAGCCAGTTTAACGAAGACGTTTTTGAAAAGTTTGGTATGGATATAACTGAAGTGCCTAAAGACAAAGTACCTTCTTCACCTGAAGAATTAACTCTTCACATGCAACTTGACTACAAACAAAGTATTGAAATAGCTGAAGAAGAAGCTATTAATAGTATTTTTGATAAAAATAAATATGAATATTTATTAAAAAGAGTAAATAATGATTTAGTTGTTTTAGGTATAGGTGCATTAAAAAACTCTTTTAATAAATCAGAAGGTATTAAAATAGAATATGTTGATCCAGCTGATTTAGTTTATTCATATACTGATTCACCTTATTTTGATGATTTGTATTATGTTGGTGAAGTAAAAGAAGTATATGCTAATGAACTTAAAAAAGAGTTTCCTGAAGTTACTGATGAAGATCTTGAACAATACGTGAACCATGGTAACATACAGTCAACAAACAATGTTACTAATAAAAAATATAATGATAGCAACTCTGTAACAGTTTTGTATTTTGAATATAAAACATATATGAGTGAAGTTTATAAAGTAAAAAATACTAGTAGCGGTGGTCAAAAAGCTATAAAGAAAAATAGTAGTTTTAATCCACCTAAAAACGAAGACTATCAAAAAGTAGAAAGAGTTATAGAAGTAGTATATGAAGGGGCTAAAGTACTTGGTTCAAATAAAATATTAAAATGGGAGCTAAAGAAAAATATGGTTCGTCCAAAAGCAGATACTACAAAAGCTTTAATGAGTTACAATATATGTGCACCTAGACTTTATGAAGGTAGAGTTGATTCTTTAGTTAATAGAATAACTGGCTTTGCAGACATGATACAGTTAACGCATTTAAAATTACAACAAGTAATGTCTAAAATGGTACCAGATGGTGTTTATTTAGATGCTGATGCTTTAGCTGAAATAGATTTAGGTAATGGAACTAATTATAATCCTCAAGAAGCTTTAAATATGTTCTTCCAAACAGGTTCTGTTATTGGTAGATCAATGACTCAAGATGGTGATATGAATAGAGGTAATAGACCAATACAAGAGTTAAGTACTAGTGCTAAAGGTGGTAAAATACAGAGTTTAATACAAACTTATAACTACTATCTACAAATGATGCGTGATGTAACTGGTCTAAATGAAGCTAGAGATGGTACAATGCCTGATAAAAATGCTTTAGTTGGTGTGCAAAAACTAGCAGCTGCAAATAGTAACACAGCTACAAGACATTTATTACAATCTAGTTTGTATTTAACATTATCTACTGCAGAGTGCATAGCTATGAGAATATCTGATGTTATAGAATATTCACCTACAAAAGAATCGTTTATTAAAAGTTTAGGTAAATTTAATGTAGCTACATTAGAAGAAATGTCTAACTTACATTTACATGATTTTGGTATATTCTTAGAATTAGCACCTGATGAAGAAGAAAAAGCTATGTTAGAAAATAATATACAAGTTGCTCTTCAACAACAAAGCATAGAGCTTGAAGATGCTATTGATATTAGAGAGGTTAGAAATATAAAACTAGCTAATCAACTATTAAAAATACGTAGAAAGAAAAAACAAGATTTAGACGATCAAAAAGCAAGGCAAAATATAGAGCAACAGTCTCAAGCTAACGCTCAAGCTGCTCAAGCAGCAGCACAAGCTGAAATGCAAAAATCACAATCGCTTGCGCAAACAGAAATACAAATAGAGCAAACTAAAGCTCAATTTGAAATGCAAAAAATGGAAAGAGAAGCTCAAATAAAAAGAGAGTTAATGGAATTAGAGTTTCAATTTAACATGCAGTTAAGACAAATGGAAGTTCAATCTAATACTAAAAAAGAAACAGTAAAAGAAGATCGTAAAGACGAAAGAACTAAAATACAAGCAACTCAACAAAGTGAGTTAATTGAGCAAAGAAAAGGAAAAACTGGATCTAAGAATTTTCAAAACCCAGGTAATTTTGAATCAGCTGGATTTGATAACTTAGGTGGTTTTGGTTTAGAGCAATTTGAACCAAGATAATTACTAATTATATAATATTTTATTATGGAAGAAAACACTGAAAAACAAGAACAAGTTATTCAAGAGGTAAAAACAGAAGAAACAAATACACCTGTTGAACAACAAACGCCTCCTGAAGAAAAAATTTCTTATTCACAGGTGGCAGAAGATGGGACTTTTAAAGTAGACCTATCAAAACTAAAACAATTTCAAGAACAAGAAGAAAAACAAAAAGAAAATGAGCCCGTTCAAAAGTCAGAAACAAAGGAAGTGGATGTTCAAGAACAAACCGGAATTAGCAAAGCGGTGGGCGAAGAAATCAAAAAGCAAGAAGAACAAACGCAGAAAGAAGAATTAGTTCTTGAAGAAGTATCACAAGAAGAAGTTGAACAACAAGTTGAACAACAAGTTGAACAACAAAACTTAGTGGTAGATGAAGTATCACCAGAACAACCAAAACAACCAGAGGTTGTTGTACCAGAAAACTTACAAGATTTAGTTAAGTTTATGGAAGAAACTGGTGGTAGTTTAGAAGATTATACAAGATTAAACGCTGATTATTCAAAAGTAGATGATTCTACTTTATTAAAAGAATATTATAAAAACACTAAACCTCATTTAGATTTAGAAGAAATAGATTTTTTAATCGAAGACACTTTCTATTTTGATGAGGATATTGATGAGCCAAGAAGTATTAAAAAGAAAAAATTGGCTTTCAAAGAAGAAATTGTAAAAGCTCGAAAGCATCTTACTGGTTTAAAGGATCAGTATTACAAGGAAGTCAAGTTGGGTTCTAAGTTGACCAGCGAGCAGAAAGAAGCATTAGATTTTTACAATAAATACAACCAAGAACAAGCTGCTAATAGTGAGATTCAAAAAAGACAAATTGATCATTTTCAAAAATCTACTAACAACGTTTTCAATAATAATTTCAAAGGTTTTGATTTTAATGTTGGAGATAAGACGTATAGATATAATATTAATAATGTTCAAGATGTAAAAACTTATCAAAGCGACATAGTCAATTTTGTAGGAGAGTTCCTAGATGAAAATGACATGATGAAAGACGCAAAAGGGTATCACAAAGCTTTATACGCCGGTAGAAATATTGATAAAATTGTAAAACATTTTTATGAACAAGGTAAAGCAGATGCTATAAAGGAGAGCGCTGTAAGCGCTAAAAACATTGATATGTCTCCAAGAACAGCTGCGCGTACCATTGAGGCTGGTGGTGTAAAAGTTAGAGCTATAAGTGGCGATGATATGTCTAGGTTGAAATTTAAAATTGGAAATAAATAACAACTTAAAATTTAACAAAAATGGGATTTAATACGTCTTTGGGGTTACAAGGTTCATACGACCTTACTACTCCATCCCCAGTTGTAAGTAATAACAATTATATTGACTTTACTTCATCTGCAACAGCAGGCTGGGCACAACAATACTTACCAGAACTTTACGAACAAGAAGTTGAAAGATACGGAAATCGTAGGTTAGGTGGATTCCTTAAAATGGTAGGGGCTGAAATGCCTATGGAATCTGACCAAGTCGTGTGGTCTGAGCAAAACAGATTACACATTGCAGTAAAAAGCTCAGGAGCAGCTGGTAGCACAACTAGTGTACAATTAGAAGGTACAGGTGGTTATATTTCACTTGGATCTGCTAATGTCAACTCTTTTAGAGTTGGTAACACTGTTATCGTTACTGATGCAGCAACTGGACTTAAAACGCTTAAATGTTATGTTTCAGAAACATCTGGAGTTGCTACTGATGCTGGTAGTAACAACATAAAAGTGTTACCTTACACACAAACTGATTTATCAGGTGGTGATGGTAGTGCTGTAGTGTTTTCTGACAATGATCAAGTAAACATCTTTATCTATGGTTCTGAATTTGGAAAAGGTTCAGCTTCTATGGGAGATGGAACTAACTCAGGTACTGGTCTTAAAGCTCAGTTTCAACAATATAATAACAAGCCAATCATTATCAAAGATCACTTTAGAATCTCTGGTTCTGATACTGCTTCTATTGGATGGGTTGAAACTACTGACGAGGCTGGACAAGTTGGTTATTCTTGGTATTTAAAATCTGCTGGTGAAACTAGAATGAGATTTGAAGATTATCTTGAATTAGCTATGGTTGAAGCTGTTGAAGTTACTGTAGGTGCTTCTACTGTTGATAGTACTATTGCTGATGCTAACGATGCTACTGGTACTCAAGGTCTATTTGACGCTATTGAGAACAGAGGTAATATCTTTGAAGATTTAGAAGATCTTGCTGATTTTGATTTAATACTTAAGAATCTTGACAAGCAAGGAGCAATTGAAGAGAACATGCTTTATGTAAATAGAGACTTAGCTCTTACAATCGATGATATGATGGCTGGGTTAAACTCTAATTACCAAGGTGGTGCTTCTTTTGGAGTATTTTCTAACAGTGCTGATATGGCGCTTAATTTAGGTTTTTCTGGACTTAGAAGAGGTTCTTATGACTTCTACAAATCTGACTGGAAATACTTAAACGATGCTGCTGGTAGAGGAGGTTTTGGAGACATTTCAGGTGTTTTAATTCCTGCTGGTGTTTCATCTGTATATGATGAAGTATTAGGTAAGAATGTTAAAAGACCTTTCTTACACGTAAGATATAGAAGATCTGCAACTGATGACAGAAGAATGAAATCTTGGGTTACTGGTTCTGTAGGTTCTGCTTCTTATAGTGGTACTGATGAAATGCAAGTACATTATTTATCTGAGAGATGTTTAATTACTCAAGGTGCTAACAACTTTGTGTTATTAAAAGAATCATAATTATTAACTTTAAAAACTAAACAAAAATGGAAAAATTTTTATTTTTTACAGACGGAGATACTATTGATGCAGTAGGTGATGTAGCCTGCTATCCTTTAAGTTCTTTTTTAGGATTTAAAGTTAGCGCTGCTGATAACGCGTCTTTAGGTATGAACTTCGCTAGTACTATTGGTAGTGGCGGAACAGATGGAGCTGCTGTAGATGTTGTTGATTTAACTATCACTGCTGCAACTCATAAAAAAGTTATAGCATCAATTTGTAAAGCTATGAACTCTGCAACTTTTGCAGATAATGGAATGGTTGTAATTGCTGATGAATTAAACTCAGTATTTTGCGACTCAGATATTACTGCTTGTGCAATAACTCACGACTCGTAAACGAGTTTAATAATTAAAGGAATAGGCGCTTCGGCGCCTAGCCCTTTATTTTTAACTATTTAATTATATTATATTATGTCAAAAAAGAAAAAAGAAGTTGAGGTAGTTGAAACTCAACACCCTAAGTGGGAGATTAAAGATAGACAGTATTATTTAAAAGGTTTAGGTTCGCCTTTAACCTATGTTTTACAGTCTAAATCAACAAGAAAAAAACCAATGCTTTGGTTTGATGAAGAAAAAGGTATAAATAGAGAAATGAGATACTCAAGTAATCAAAACTCTATTTTTATGGACGAGCAAGATAACAACGCTATTTTAGAACACATTATTTTTGAAGATGGTGTTTTGTTTGTTCCTAAAACAAATCAACCTTTACAAAAATTATTATCATTATATCATCCGAAAAAAGGATATGTATACGAAGAAAAAGATGAAGTTGCAGAAGCTAAAGAACAATTAGTTAGTATTGAAACTGAAATGGAAGCATTAAATACTGCAATTTCTATTGATATTGAGCAAGCTGAAGCTATATTAAGAGTTGAATTAGGTTCTCAAGTTAGTAACATGAGTTCTTCTGAAATAAAAAGAGACTTATATTTATTTGCTAAGAGAAACCCAGTTTTATTCTTAAACTTAGTTAAAGACGATAATGTTGGACTTAGAAATACAGCTATAAAAGCAGTTGAACTTGGTATAATTAAATTATCGCAAGATCAAAGAAGTTTTTCTTGGGCATCTAATGATAAAAAATTAATGGAGGTACCTTTTGATGAAAATCCATATTCAGCGTTTGCTGCATGGCTTAAAACTGATGAAGGTGTTGAAGTTTATAAATCAATACAAAAGAAAATAAATTAACAACTATTAGTCACGGCCCTTTAATTAGGGCCTGTGATTATAATAATAAAAAATATGGCAATATCAGTAGATTCAGTATATAAAAAAGTATTAGCAGTACTAAATAAAGAATCAAGAGGTTTTATGAGTCCAGATGAATTTATGAAAATAGGTTCTCAAGTTCAATTAGATTTACTAGAAAAAAACTTTCATGATTTTAACAGAGCTGTCAGTAAACAAACAAGAGGTGCTGTTGGTCAAGGATATGCCAATATACCAAAAAAAATTCAGGAACGTATAGATCCATTTTACGTTTCAACAGATATAACACTTGATGCTAATAGTATAGGTAATCTTCCTAGCTATTATTATATATTAAGTGTATCTTCATGTGATAGACTTACAGATATAGAACAAATTGAAAAATCAAAAATAAATTTTTTAATGTCTTCCCCATTAACAAGTCCATCAGCATCATTTCCTATATATTATTTATCCGGTACACGAGAAGTAGATAACCAAGAAACAACTTTAAACCCAGTGTATGATACTATTACTGTTCAACCCACAAGTTTGGCTAATAGTAGTATAAAGATAGATTATATTAAAGTACCAGCAAATCCTGTTTGGGCGCACGTTAGAACTGATGTTTTTGGAGGAGTTGCCTTTTATGGTGGTAATCCTTCAGATTCTACATCTTTTGTTTATCCTAGACAAGATGTTACAGGTGATTATAGCTTTCAATCAAGATATATTGACTTTGAATTACATCCATCTCAAGAAGTTGAGTTAGTATTAGGTATATTAAGATATGCTGGTATAGTAATAAGAGATCCCTCTGTATTACAACCTACTCAACAAGAAACACAACAAAAAATACAACTAGAAAACTAAATAAAAAATGGGACTATTAGATAATCAATCATCAGAATTATACTATCTAGGAGAAATAAGTAGATATGCTAACTATACTTTATGGGGTAATGGTTCATATTTTGAAGCTTCTGAGACTGTATCATCTCCATCAAATCCAGCGTTATATTGGAATACTTTTTCTATATCTCAGCTAGCTCAACCTTTTTTGTGGAGATGTGGTAGAACTTTAACATCATCTGATATAAGAGTTTTAATAGAATCTGGTGATACTAATTTAGGTTCAAACTTTACAGATAATAATGGTATAATTGAAGTTTTTGATTTCACGCTTTCAAATAATATTTTAATATTTAGTGAAGATGGCGATGCCGATCCTTTATTTGACGATTTAAATGAAGTTAGTGCTGATGCAAGAGTTAGAATACAATTATTAGATCAAGAAAGTTTTTTAGGTGATTATAGATTTACTTCTCTTTCAGATATAGTAAATAGTTTTATGGTTGCTTACGTTGGAGATGGTAAATTGATAAACACAGTCGCTAAATCAGATGTTATATTTCATGCAAAAAGAGGTTTACAAGAATTTAGTTATGATGTTTTTAGAACAATAAAATCACAAGAAGTTGAATTAGGAGCCGCTTTAAGTATACCTATGCCTCAAGATTATGTTAGTTATGTTAAAATATCTTTTATAGGCAACGATGGTATAAAAAGAATAATATATCCAACACGTTTAACTATTAATCCTGATCAACCGATAGTTCAAGATTCTAATAATAATTATGTTTTTGATGACAATGGTGATATTTTAACAGGTGAATCTATAACAGAAGAAAGATGGGATTCATTTGACACTGATAATCTTACAGGTAGATTAAACGTGGAAAATGATTATTTTGTAGGTAGAGATGAACATTTAGGTTATAATTATGGTGAAAGATATGGGTTAGAACCAGAGCACAATCAAATAAATGGTTACTTTACAATTAATGAAAGAACTGGTAGTTTTAATTTTAGCAGTGATTTATCTGGTAAAATTATAGTTATAGAATATGTTTCTGATAGTTTAGGAACAGATGCGGAAATGAGAGTTCATAAGTTTGCTGAAGAAGCTTTATATAAACATATAGCTTATAATGTATTATCAGCAAAAGCAGCGGTACCTGAATATGTGGTACAAAGGTATAGAAAAGAAAGAAGAGCTGCTATAAGAAATGCTAAAATAAGATTATCTAAATTAAATCTTGAGGAAATGACTCAAGTTATGAGAGGTAAAACAAAACATATTAAAAATTAATAAATGCCAAAGTTAAATCAAAACTTTCTAAAAGGTAAAATGAATAAAGACCTTGATGAAAGATTAGTGCCAAAAGGTGAATATCGATTAGCACAAAATATATTAATTACGCAGTCAGAAGAAAATGATGTAGGCGCTGTAGAAAATATAAAAGGTAACTCGCCTGGTCATTTATTTCAAACAGGTAATGGTTGGGAAAATAGTCTTAAACCATATAACAATGATGCGCCTTTTATTCCTAGCGCTTGTAAAGAGAGTAAAACATCAAGATCAGGACAAGTGTTTCCATTTGAATGCATAGGTTATAAAGAAGATATTTTAAACAATAGAGTTTTTTGGTTTGTAACTAACTGGACTGGTAGCGTTGAAACTAGTGATTCAAAACCTGTTGACACGTTAAATACAATGGCGCCTAAAAGATCAAACACAGATTGTTATGTATGTCATATATTAATGTCTGATCTTGATGATGTTGTAGAAGAAGGCGGATTACCAAGAGTACATAGATTAGTTACTGGTAATTTTTTAAATTTTAGTAAAAACCACTTAATCACTGGTGTTAATATAATAGATGATTTATTATTTTGGACAGATAATTATAATCAGCCAAGAAAAATAAATGTTGCTAAAGCTTTTGCTGAACCAAAATATTATGATAATGAAGAAAAAATTTCAGTTGCTAAATTTGCGCCTTATCTCCCAATAATATTAAACAATAAAGATGAGCAAGGACACGGTGTTACTTTATCAGATGATGTAAATATACAATCTGATTATTTAAAAGAAAATTTTATAAGATTTTCATATAGATACAAATACAAAGATGGTGAATATTCTACAATAGCACCTTTTACTCAAGTTGTATTTGCGCCTATAAATAATGGTATAATATCTAATGATTCATTAAATAAATATGGTTATGAAAAAATATTTCAAGATACTATAGTTGAATCAATGCAGAATGATTATAATAAATTAGAACTTAGAATACCTTTATATTCATTAGAAAAACAAGTTGAACCAGATACAAACGATAATGGTACTCTTACTTGGATAAATCATTTAGATATAGATAAAATAGAATTATTAGCAAAACAGTCAGATCAAAATATTGTTAAAATTATAAAATCAATAGACGTTAATGAAAAGTTTTTTAAAGATATAAACGTTGATCCAGTTGTTGTTGGTGATACTACTGAAAACGTTACTGGTGTAGAATATTATAAAGTAAAACCAGACCCAGATAATATATATGTTAGATATGCTTATAGATACCTTTATAAATCTGAAGAACCTTTTAAAGCACTTCCTGAAGCTCAAATAACCAGAGTTTATGACCATGTTCCTATTAGAGCAAAGTCTCAAGAACTAGTTGGTAATAGAATAGTATATGGTAATTATTTAGAAAATCATCCTTTACCTATTGATTCTAAAGGTAATACTGGTATAAATTATGTAATTAGTAGTAGTAACAAGGGTGATTTAGAATATGGTGATACATATGGATTTAAACAAAACTTAGATGTTTCTTATAGGTATCACTCAATAAAACAAAGAAGAAATTATAAAGTAGGTGTTGTTTTATCTGATAAGTTTGGTAGACAATCAACCGTAATACTATCGTCTAATGATGACCACCCTTATTTATCTGACACGTATAGAGTTGATAGATTTCACACATCTACTGGTATGAGTTGGTCTATTTTTGATAATCCAGACTCTATAGGTAAATCTTTAGCTATTACATTTTTAGATGATCAAATTGTTTCTAAAGAACATGCTTACAATGGTGATGTTAATAGTAAAAATTATAATCCAACTGGTTGGTATTCATGGAGGTTAGTTATTCAACAAAAAGAACAAGAATATTATAATGTATACGCTGTGCATCCTGCTGAAAACTGGAATGCATTAACTGATACTATAGATAATTCAGCTTCTGGTAGCTCGTGGTTAACATTGTACGGTGATAATATAAACAAAGTACCTAGAATAGTTAGTAGAGATGATGCTAATAAAGTTGGATCTTCTAACTCTGAAATAAGACTTTTTCCTAGAATTATAAAAGATGCGACTACTTCAAGTGATGGATACTCTGTTTATAGTAGTTTTGTAGATCCAGTAAAAGTATTAAGTATAGGTACAGCTAAAGAACAAGGTTTGGTTGATGATAATAATGTTAATTATTCTTTTCTTGGTTCTAGTAAAAAATCAACTCAAGTTGCTGAATTACCATTATTAAACGCACAAAACACACCTGTTTTTGAAACAACAGCAGTTGTGTTACAGGATGTTCCAACGTTTACAACTTTAAATGATGATAGTAAATATGTTATATTAAAAAATAGAAATTATTTTTTAAGAAAAGGACATTATGTTGAAGGTACAAATATACAAGATCAAAGTGTTTGTACTATACAAACCGCCAATAATGCAGTTCCATCAAATTCTAGTAAAATAAGGTTTGCAAGTAATAGTGAAGAAATATACAATAATTACTCTAAAGTAAAAAAAGACCATTATATAAAAAATGCTGACACTGTTGATCCAGATGGACAGTCTTTTAGAGCTGTTATAATAGAAACACAAATAAATGTTATAGGTGAAAACAATGATGAAAGAGAATTAATAATTACCTTAGACAGAAATGTTACTCTTTCTATTGATCAATTAGAAATAATGGAGTTTACAACAATAAAAAGTATATCTGATATTGCTATAGGTGTTGTAAACTACCAAAGATTAGAGCTATCTAGGCAACAAGAAAATGTAAATGCTAATGATGTTTTAACTTTTAGAATTATAAACGCTGATCCTATATCGGTTTCAAGAGGTTTATCTGTTTTTGAAACACAACCTTTTGAATCTAATTTAGATATATTTTATGAAACATCAACATCTGGTTTAATTAGTGATTTAAATTCTCAAGCAGGTGTAGAAGTTATTAATCCAAGCAACATACAATTAAGTAATAATATATTCTATGAGGATCAGTCTGTGGGTAGTGGTAATAACGCTATTGGATATTTAACTGCTGATTCAGGAATAGGTGATCCTAATGCAATATTTTCTTTTAATGTTCACAGTATAGATTCTGAAAATACAGATTGGGAACCTGGAACACCTCCTTTTACAGTTGACAGCGACGGTGTGTTAAGAGTTATACCTGGTTTTGTTTGGAACCCGCAGGTTGGTGAAGAATTAAAAAACTTTTTTACAATAACAGTACAAGCAATTGAAGCAACCGCGCCTGGTAATCCAAGTGTTTTTGGACAAGTTGAAGTTGAATTAAAAAATAAAACACCTATTATATCAGAAGCGCCTAGTGAAGTTGTTGTTTCAGGAAATTCCGATATGGGTGGTGTAATTATTTTTGAATGTAGAATACAAAATGGATCTGTTAGAGCTGATTTACAAAATAGACATTTAAAAGTAGTTTTAGAAGGTAATCAAGCTGCTGCTGGATTTACTCCTATATTTGAAACACAACACCCACCTTTAATAGATTCTACACATTATGATTTTGGTAATACTAATCCAGATGGTCCTAATTTAGGTATGTTAAGACATGAAATAGTGTTTGATGAACAAGGTGCTGTATTAAGAATTATATGTAACGACACTTTCCACGCTGGTAAAGTTTTTTATGGTGATAGTGTTTTTAACATTGTAAATGGAGTTTATCTTGGGTTAAATGATGAGTTGCTAAGTGAAGAAGATAGAACTGTTGTTGTAAAAGTAAATGATGGTGGAGTAGGTAGTTCTAGCGAACCAACAGAGTGGAATCCAGATGGAATAACAGTTGAAACATCTTTTGTTATGAACACAGCAACTGTTGAAAATGGTCAATATAGAATTCCTATATACGTGCAAGGTATACAAGAAAACGGAGTTGAATTTAATTATCCAGGATTTGGTGGTGGTTTCAACCCCGTAACTGGTGGGTTTAATTTTGAACTTGATCCTGGTGTTAGATATGTTAATATTGGTAGTTCAATAAGCGCGCCTACAATTGACGAACCTTGTAGTTCTACTTTTGGAACATATTGCCCACATACATTACATGAAAATAATAGATTTTATACAAACACTTTTGGATTTACGCCTTTAACACCTCTTGCGCCTTGGTCTAGTGACGGTAATGGTCGTATTAAATATTTATCAGCAATTGCTAGTGATGGTAGTGATATTTTTAAAGTGGCTGTTGTAAATCAAGATGGTTATATAGTAGATATACAAGGATATTAAAATTATGAGTACAACTATAGAAATAGCTTATTATAACACTTTCATATTATCTGGAGGAGAAAACCCTGGTGATTGGCACATTGAAGAGTCAAGAATAAAAGGAGGTTTTAATAGAAAATCTATTGATCTAGGTGTAAAAGCTTATCTAGTTGATGATAAATATAAACCTAGACGAAGACCAAATGCTATGATATATTCTGGTGTTTATAATTCTAAAACCAATGTAAATCAAACAAATCAGTTTGATATAAGTCAAGATATAACAAGAGCTGTTGACTCAGCTCATGGTAGTATACAAAAGCTATATGCTGAAGATACAAACTTAATTATATTTCAAGAAAATAAAGTTAGTAGAGCTTTAATCGATAAAGACGCTATATTTACACAAGAAGGGCAGCCATTAACAACAGCTTCAAAAATTGTTATTGGTCAAATAGCTCCTTTTGCTGGTAAATATGGTATAAGTAAAAATCCAGAAAGCTTTGCTGTTTATGCAGGTAGAAAATATTTTACAGATAAAAAAAGAGGTGTAGTTTGTAGATTATCACAAGACGGTATAACACCTATATCAGACGCTGGTATGAGAAAGTTTTTTGCTGATAATTTAAAAAATGCAAAAAGACTTTACGGTATGTATGATGAACCAAAAAATAAATACATATTATCTATGCATGGCAAAGGGTTTTTTGATACTAAAATAGAATTTTGTACAAATCCAGGTATTGAAGTAAAAACTGTAACAGGTTATTATACACTTGCGTTTGACGAGCTTTCAAAGGGGTGGGTATCTTTTTATACTTATAAACCTACTTTTGGCTTTAGTTTACGTAATGAATTTTATACTTGGCCTTTATTTGAGCAATATACATTAGACCCAACAACTGGAAATATTGAAGCAGGTGTTAGTCATAGACCAGATGTTAACAACTGGAGATTTTGGCAACATCATGTAGATACTAGACCTAGATGTAATTTTTATTTTAGTGCATTTAACGATCCTTGTCGTGTTTCTTTTGTTATTAACGACGAACCTGAAGTTGTTAAAAACTTTTCAACTATAGATTACACAGGTACAGATGGTTGGGAAATGACACAGATGTTAACAGATATTGATAAATCTTTAGCTGTTAAAGAAGCTACTTGGTATCCACCTTCTGGCCAAGCTATTGGTGGTGGTTATGTTGTACAAGGATTTAATTCAAGTAGATTTAAAAAGAAAGAAAATAAAAAAGTTGCAGCTTTAAGATCAGATCTATCTACATTTTGGCAAAGCCAACATAATCTTTCAGATTTTCAAGATATTGATCACCCTCAAAACAACGTTAGAGTTGTTGGGGCTGCTTCAAGTGGTGTAAAAGGTTATTATGCTAATATTAGATTTCAATATTGGAACTCTAACGAAGGTAATCCAGGAACTTTTTCTACTACAGGTTTAGAGTTAAAAGAAGGAATAAAAAAACAAGAGTTGTTTTCTGTAAATTTAGGTGTAGTTACATCTTCAGAATCAACTTATTTATAAAACAATTAAAAAATAAATTATGAGTTGGATAACAGCAGGTGCCCAGGTTTTTGGAGGAGTAATACAAGCTTACGGCGCGGGTAGAGCAAAAAGAGCTGCTAGAAAAAATAGATTAGCTGCAGAGGCAAAAATAGCTGAACTTGAGGCTAGTAGACAAGATATAATAAATCCTTATGCTGAGGCAGCGCAAATGTTGTCTAATCCTTTTGCAAACGTGCAAGTATCCACTCAGGCAGCTGAGTTTCAGTCTGAACAACAAGATATTGCTTTAGCTAATACACTAGATACATTAAGAGCCACAGGTGCTGGAGCTGGTGGTGCCACTGCTTTAGCTAGAGCCGCTACCCAAGGTAGAGCAGCTGTTGCAGCTGATTTATCAAAACAAGAAGCTAGAGTACAACAGTTAAGAGCTCAAGGACAAGCTGCTATGGAAAAACAATTAGCTATGTTTAGTGGGGCTGGAAATAAATTTATGTTTGATGCTCAGGAAAAAAGAGAGATGCAACAATTAAATAGACAATCTAGTTTAGCTAGTTCATATTCACAGCAAGAGGCTTCTTATGGAGGTCAAATGATGCAAGGCTTTGGAAAAATTATAGGTGGTGTAGGAGCTGGTGCTCTTGACATGAGTATAAATGAAGAGCAGTTTAAAGCTTGGCAAGAATTAAATCCAGGTGGAACTAGAGCAGAATTTAGAAAATCATTATAAAAATGGCAACAACACAAAATAAACCAAATAGATACTATAATCCGTTCGTAACAACAGGTGGTACATATGAAAACCCTAGATTAGGCATAACTGATTATAGTCGTATGTCAACTGAAATAGAAACTGGACTAGAAGCTGCGGTAGAAAGAAAAAAGAAAAGAGAAGACGAATGGAAGTTAAAATATAATGCTGGTACATTAGCCGCTGAAGAATTGTATTCTGGTGAACTTATAGGTGGTACAGATGATATAAATATAACAGATGGTGGTATTGCATTAGAAAGTCAGCAAAATACTGCTGATATGTTTCAGCAAGAAATGGTGAAAAAGAAAAAAGAATTTGCATACGCTACAGCATCTGGTGATGTAAATACTGCTAATGCAATACTTGGAGAAAATAAAGTATATCAAGCTGGTTTTAATGGAGCTAATAATTTTACCAAAACAATAAATGATGTTGGTCCTGGTGCAACATATTCAAGAGGAGCTAGTGATAGATCTTTTGATAACGGTGTAAGCTATGATTGGTTTATAAATTATTCTAATAAAAATAAAGATAAATTAAAAATTATAACTAAAGAGGTTGATGGTGTTTCGGTTGCTGGTTTTGAAGTTGATTACCCAAATGATTTACAAGATCCTAGTAAAGGTACAAGTAAAAAATTTATTGATTTTTCTAAATGGAATGATCCTGATTATGTTGCTACAAAAATGAATGTTAACTTTGACAAATCAAAACATTTTACAACAACTCAAAATGCAGATAATAATTCTGCTTGGGATTTTAAATATGAAAACATTGTTGATTCAACTACTTTATTAAAAGGTGATGAAGGGTATGAAGACGCTATTGTTGGAGAAGAAGGTGTAGAGTGGGTTGATCCTGATGATGAAAGTAAAGGTAAAAAGCTTAGTGTTAAAACTCAAAGAATGAGTGATAAAACTATAAGCACAGTAAGAAGTCTTGTTGATCAAGATACCGCTAAGTTTATGTTAGATGAAACAAATATGCCTGATTTTTATAATCAAATGATAAACAGTAATTATACACCAGGTGATGCGCCTGCTAATACAATAGATGGAGCGATAACTGTTGAGCAAAATATATATAAATATTTACAACAAAATCAATCTAGACTTGGTATAATGACAAAAGATGCTAACGATGGTTATACTGATTTACTTGTTCAAAATGAAGTTTTACCTAGTTATAGCGAATGGTCTGCTGGTAAATCTGGTAATGAAATAGATAAAAAATCTGATTATAGAGAAGTAGTTGAGAAAAAGAAAAAAGAAATAAACGATTGGTTTATATCAGATGCTTATAAACAAGAAGCTCTAGCTAATACGCAAGCTTTTGATTTAGATCAAAACGGTAGAGCTGTAGAAGTAGGTACTATTACTGAAAGATCACAAGATATAATTACAACATCAGGAACTAATATTAATGTAAACGTTGGTGGTAGCGATGCTGATCCTATAACAACAGCTGATTTAAATGCTGTGCTAAATCCTATGAAAGGATTTGTTTCACACAAAGGAACACCGTTTGAATTTTTTCCAAAAGAAGCTCTAGCACCTCCAAAAGGATCTTGGATTGATTACAAAGGTGTTGACTTAACTAATCCACAAGCTGTAAAAGCTTTGGGTAACAGTATGAATCAAATGTTTGGTAATCAAGATGGTCAACTTGTTAGTAAAGATGTTGCTTTTAATTATTTCAAGAATAACTTTATGAATGATACCACATGGAACGAAAATAAACAATGGGCAACTTGGGACGATGTACCTGAAGAAAAGAAACAAGAATTACGAAATAAATTTAATGTTGAAGCTAAAATGGATTTTAGACCTGATTCTGAATTAATATATGTTTCTGATCTTAAAAAAGATAAACCTAGTTTTATACCTATGGACAATTTATCAACTGGAGATGGTTATTACGAAGATATAGTTGGTTTCTTAACAAACTCTTTAAGTAGCACTAATACAAATCAAAAGAAATATAAAGACGCTTTATTAGCAAACTATAGAGGTTCTTGGATGGAGACAAGAGATAAAAGAGTTAAAGGTGCTGTAAATCTTCCTAAAGGGTCTACGTTTGATGATTTAAAAGAAGTTAAAAAATATTTTACTGTTAATGGAGAGTTTAACAAAGATAATTTCAAAAAAGAATTAAACACTATTAATGTTCTTAGAACTAAAAACGGTTTACCGCCAATAGGATTACCTGCTGATTTTGACGAATTATAAAATAAATAAAATATGTTAACATACATTGTTGATGGTGACTATTATTCAATATCACCTGAAGAGCAAGAGAGTTTTCTTTCTAAGTATCCCAACGCACAGTTAGTTAGTGACGATGAGAAACAACAAACGCAAGCAGATGTTAGTCAAGATGTAACAACCCCTATTGTGCCAACTTCTGATCCAAGTATGTTAGCGCCTCCTCAAGCTGAAAAACCAAAAGAAAAAATAACACCACTTAATATTTTTGGAGACAATATTAATTTACAAGTTGGAGATGATATGTACACAGTGCATAAAGACGAGTATGAAGATTTTTTAAATAAAAAAGGATATAACATTAATGATGTTATAGGTGAACCTGAAAAAGAAACTGAAGTTCCTTTTAATGAAAAAATAACATCTAGTCCATTTGAAACAGACACTGAAAAAATAATGATGAAAGGTTATAAGGCATCATCTATGGGTTATTCTGGTGTAGAAGATGTAAATAAAAAACTTATAAAACAATATAAAGAAGCATATGCTAACACAGGTTTTGAATTTAGTAAAGGAGATATGTTTAATCCTGGTTTTAAAATAAAAGGTGAAAACGGTAAAGAATTAACATTAAGTTCTACTGAATTTAAAGGTGGTAATATACATGAAAAAATAAATAAATTTATACTAGAAAACCAAGATTTAAAGCAAAGAAAAAAACAAAAACAATTTGAAGATAATATGTCTTCAATAGGAAAAGGTTTAGATGGAATGAACTGGGACAGCTTTGCAGAAAAATCTTTTAACGAAGCTAATAGTGGTGGTGTGTTTTCTGCACTTAATGTTGAGTGGGATAGTGATTTACAAGCATTTACACCTCCTCGTTATCAAAATAAAAATTATAATAGCTTTGAAGAGTTTGTAAATGGTGATGATGGGTATGAAAACAAAGAAAATTTAAGAAAATATTTTAGAGAACAATATAATCAAAGGTATCAAACAGAAGAACAAAGACGTAATCAACAACAAAGAAATATGGGTGATCCATATCCTGAAACGTTTGATAGACTAGGTTTTGAAGGAATTAGCGAATATCATTTTGACACAGCTTTTGAAAATTTAATAAATAAAAAAATAGCTGAAGAAAGAATTCAAAAATTTGAAGAAGACAGAAATGATTTGCAAAATGAATTACAAAAATTATATCCTGGTTTATATAAAAATATAAATATAGATGACCATGATTATAGAGATATGGCTCAATACGATGATTTAAGTAAACTTTATTTTAATCAAATCGTTTCAAGTGAGCTAAGCGGTGATGAATATCAATTAGGAATAAGAAATAGTGAAGCAATACAAATTGCAAAAAGACTTAGTGATTTAAGACAAAATGGTCAAGCTGGTAGTCAAGAAGCTATACAACTACAAAAAGCTTTAGATAAATTAAAAATAGAAACTGACGAATTAAATGAAAAAGTTATTGGTGTAGGTACTGATATGTATTTTGATTATAGCACTGGTAGAGTTGTTAAACCAAAAAACGAGCAAGAAGCTTCTATTTTGAAAAAAGATATGACATATCAAAGTGTTTTAGATTTATATAAAACATATGACAATGAGTTTTATAATATTAAAAACGATGGTGATTTTCAAGATTTAGAAGAAAAATTTAATTTTAATAGTTTAGAAAAAAATAGTTTATTAGATCTTGGTAATACAAAAGTAAAAGCATTTTTAAATTTTGATAATCTTGATGTTTTTGATTACGGTGCTGCTAGTAAAATTTTAGGACTTGATTCAGATTTTATACCTCAAAATGGTGTTTTTGAATTATCAATAAACGATCTTTTAAAACTTGATAAAAGAAGAGTTAAGTTTAAAGAACATTTTGAAACAAAGCCAGGTGAAACAATTGTTACACAAGCAGGTCCAGGTGAAGGTGTTTCTGCATTAGAAGATGATGTTAGAGATTATGGCGAAGCTGTTATAAACAATTCTGTAGAAAGAGAGGCTTTAAAAAACTGGTATATACTTAACACAGATCCTGCTGACTGGCGTAGAATAGGTGAGGGTAAAGGACAAAGAAATGAAGGTTTTATAAAAACACCTTGGCTAAGTACTAAACAATTTTTAGCTGCTTTTGGTGAAGGTATGGTAGAAACGTGGACTGAAAAATCTGATACAATACATAGTAATTCTGATAAAATAACTGTTGTGCAAAAAATAGGTGATGAATTAGGTGTACCCTGGAGTGAAGAACAACAAAAAAACTTTCAACAAACTACATCAGAATTTTCTGGTCAAACACTAGGTGCTGTTCCTCAAATAGCGGTTGAGTTTGGAATATTAAATTATGTAACAGGTGGTGTAGCTTCAGCTACAGGTTTGTCTCAAAGCTTAATGGCTATGAGGATGGGTAGAGTTATACATAAAGGTAAGGTTGTTAGTAGAAGTAAATTATTAGACGACGTATACGTTGCTACAGGTTCTAAAAATAATAAAGCAGTTAAAGATTTTTTAAAGTCTTCAGCAAATAAATATAAAAACGGCAAAGATATATATAAAATACAAGGAGCTTCAACGTTAGAAAAAGCAGGGGCTTTAGGTGTTACGATGTTAATTGAAGAAGGTAAGATGCAGTTTATGGGTTTACCAACTGGATCTGGTGCCGCGTTTGCTTTTTCAGGACAAATGCTAAATAGTATAACATCTAGGATGGGATTATACTTTACAGCCCCTGGTATGACTGCTGCTGACGCCACTGTGAAAGCAGCACAACCATTAATTCCTGCTTTAGGACCTGGTGGTATGCAAGTTGGTACAGCTGTTAATTTAGCTAATAAAGCTCTTAAGCTTGGAAGAACTGGTCCTCAGTTTGCTATTTCAGCTGAGTTTGCAGCTAATGTAGAGGC